CTTGGTAAAGTTACAGTATTTGCTGGCGAAAGTGGTGCAGGTAAATCATACATCTGCTCAGGTAATATTATTCGTCATGCTCAAGAGCAAGGCATTTATGTTATCTTAGTTGATAGTGAAAATGCGCTTGACGAAAAGTGGTTAGTTGATCTTGGTGTAGATACCAGTGAAGGCAAACTATTAAAACTCAACATGGCCATGATTGACGATGTAGCTAAAACTATCTCAGAATTCATGAAAGAGTACAAAACAATGCCCACAGAGGAACGTCCAAAGGTGTTGTTTGTAATTGACTCGTTGGGTATGTTACTTACTCCCACTGACGTAAATCAGTTTGAAGCAGGCGAAATGAAAGGTGATATGGGTCGTAAGCCCAAAGCACTAACTAGTCTGGTTCGCAACTGTGTAAATATGTTTGGTAGCTTTAATGTTGGTTTGGTTTGTACCAATCATACCTACGCTAGCCAGGATATGTTTGATCCAGATGACAAAATTTCAGGTGGTCAAGGTTTTATCTATGCTAGTTCCATTGTGGTTGCTATGCGTAAATTAAAATTAAAAACTGACGAGGATGGTAATAAGACTACAACTGTTAACGGTATTCGATCTTCTTGTAAGATTATGAAAACTCGTTATTCTAAACCGTTTGAAGCAGTTCAAGTTGAGATTCCATACTCAACTGGTATGAGTCCTTTTAGCGGGTTAGTTGATATGTTTGAAGATAAGGGTGTGTTGAAGAAAGAAGGCAATAGTCTTGTTTATACCACCAAGGACGGCGAAATTATCAAACAATTCCGTAAGGCATGGAACCGTAATGAAAAAGACGGTTTGACTATTGTAATGGCCGAGTGGGACGCAACTGAAACCACCACCGAGGCTGTATTAGAAACTGAGGAGTAATAATGGAAGAAGATCTAATTATTGAAATATGGGATGTGTTCCGCGAATATGTTCCAGACAAAAACAAAGAAATTGCAGCTAATCACTATGTTGATTTTCTTGTTGGGCAAGACGTAGAAACATCAGTCTTAGAAGGACTCATGGGTTACGATTCTCATCTTGACAGTGCTATTGAATTGGTATTACGTGAAGATGGTGATATTGACGAAGATGACATTGACGGGGATGACGTTGATTATTACTCCGACGAGGACTAATTATGTCCTGGTATGCTAAAGTCAGCAAAGACATAGCAAACCTCCCAAGTTGTTTAGATCACTATTACAACGAAATTGAAAGTGCAAGGAAAGAGGTCAAGATTTACGGAAACGTAGAAAAGGCCTCTGCCTCGTTACCGGGTATTGTTGAACAAAGATTTAATCAGCTTCAGGAGATTGAGGCTATTTTAGAATATCTGAATATTGAACTCAGACGTATTCGTAGCAAGGCCTTTAAAAAATATTTGGAGAACTATCAACGTGCTCTAAGTAGCAGGGATTGTGAAAAATATGTTGAAGGTGAAGCAGATGTTGTAGACATGGAGAAAATCATTAATGAATTTGCTATGTTGCGTAATCAATGGTTGGGTATTATCAAGGGCCTTGATATCAAACAATGGCAGTTGAGCAATATTATTAAACTTCGCACAGCTGGTCTCGAAGATATTAGTTTATAATTATGGCAAGTAAGGAGTTGTATTCTTACTTGCCATGTGTTATAATAATGTATGAAAATAGAAGACTTAATCACCTCATTGGTACTATCGAGCAGAATAACTCTCACACCCTGGGAATCAGAACTCACATATAGTTTTTTAGATCAACTTGGTCGTGGTACTGGCTTCACAGAAAAACAAGCAACTGTGGCCATAAAGGTGCTTACTAAATATCAACACTCCTTATCTGCCCAATTCAAGCAAGATATTGGCGTTTTCTTGGAAAATCCATCATACAAGTTTCCATTTAGGAAATTGAACACTATGAAAAAAATGTCAATCCAGACACACGGTGTTTATGGTCGAGCAATTAAAGTTGAATTTCCATTCAACGAATCATATGTTAACAAGATTCGAGCAGCTCGTCCTACATTAGAGGATGCTACTTGGAATAAAGACGAAAAAGCCTGGATTTTTCCCTTAACAGAAAATTCTATTCAATTTTTGTCAGAGCTATTAAAGCAAGAACAGTTTGATTGTGATGAAGAATTTCAGTCTTACATTGATCAATGCGATAAAGTCTTTGATGAGATTGAACAGTATGCACCCATGTTGGTGCTTGAGCAAAATTCTCCAAAATTCAAAAATATTTCACCATTTTTGCCAGAATTATCCACCAATGAAATTGTGGCTGCAATGTTTGAAGCACGCCGTCGTGGCATTTCTACCTGGAGTGAGGAAGTTAGTCAGGCACTATGCGACAGTAATGCACATCCAGTCATTAAAGAGTTTTTAGAAACTGATCCGTCAACAATATTCCAGTGTGATTCTGAAAAATTCTCCATTGATTGCATCTCTGACATTATTGAGCATTTGAGTCCTTGCATGTTTGTTATACCAGGCGGCAATGAATTGGCTACATTGAAATCAAGTTATGAATTTTTGACTGCACAAGGCATTGGCAATAAAGACATGTCAGTAATGTTTAGACTTGACACCGCAGTTGACGCAGAATTCAACATTTTTGTCAAAGAAAAACAGTTAAATTCTCCTATCAATGAGACAACCAAAGTTGTTTTTGTCAGTGGCAAAATACCTAAACCTGTGTTAAAATCTAATATCAAATTCAATAGCATTGTTAATTTAGGGATTGCAGGAGTTCACTATACCATTAGGGATTTTCTAGGATTTCATGAGAATTTAATAAACTATACTGCAACAAAAGAAAAAAAGGACATGTTCTTTGGCCACCTGTAAAATTATTATCAAAGATGAGGTAAATGTCAAGATTGAAAATTTAGATCTTGACACACGCAAGGCCTTGGTTAAAAAATTCAAGTACGAAGACCCCAGTGCCCGCTTTAGACCCAGCTATAAATTGGGTAGATGGGACGGTGCAATCAGTTTTTTTGGTCTTGGCGGAACTACCTATCTCAGTATGTTGGGATCAGTGTTAGAATATCTTGAGAGCAAGAATTACTACATTGAAGTAGAAGATCATAGGGTGGCATCGGCCTTGGAATTTCCTGAAATTTCTGAGGATTTTTGGGGAGATCAAACATGGCCAGAAGGACATCGTTTTGCTGGCGAAAAGATTAGACTACGCGATGATCAAGTTGAAGCAGTCAACATATTCTTAAAAAATCCACAGTGCATTCAAGAAATTGCCACAGGATTTGGCAAGACCATTACCACTGCAACACTGAGTAAAATTGTGGAAAAATATGGTCGATCAATTACCATTGTTCCTAACAAAAGTTTAGTGGAACAGACACTTGAAGACTTTGTCAACTGCGGATTAGACGTGGGAGTTTACTATGGCGACCATAAAGACCTTGATCGAACACACACAATTTGCACCTGGCAAAGTTTGAATATTCTTGACAAAAATTCCAAAAATTGGGACGAATCTGCCTGTGCAAAAATGGAGATGTTGTTGGAAAATGTACAATGCGTTATGGTTGATGAAGTTCATATGGCCAAAGCAGATGTACTTAAAAATCTCTTAACCAAGAATCTTTCCAATGCGCCGATACGTTGGGGACTAACTGGAACTATTCCCAAAGCCGAACACGAATTTCAAAGTATTCGTGCAAGTTTGGGTGAGGTTGTAAACAGAGTTGCTGCCCATACATTGCAAGAAGCAGGCGTACTTAGTAATTGTCATGTGAACATTGTGCAAACTGCTGAGTGGAAAGAATTCGGTAGTTATGCAGAAGAATTGAAATTCTTGGTCACAGATGATGCCAGGATGAACTATATCAGTGACATGATCAAAGGCATTGCCGAAACTGGCAATACACTGGTGCTAGTCAATAGAATTGACTCGGGCAAGGCACTGGTTGAAAAAAATCCAGATGCTGTATTTGTATCTGGTGAAGTAAAAACCAAAGATCGCAAAGAAGAATATGATGAAATTAAAACTGCTAATAATAAGATTATTGTGGCGACTTATGGTGTGGCCGCTGTGGGTATTAATATTCCTAGGATTTTCAATCTGGTGCTTTTGGAACCCGGAAAGAGCTTTGTCCGCGTTATCCAATCTATTGGACGGGGCATTAGAAAAGCCGACGACAAAGACTTCGTCCAAATCTGGGATTTAACTGCCAGTACTAAATATGCCAAGCGGCATTTAACAGAGCGCAAACGCTTCTATAAAGAAGCAAAATATCCTTTCACAATAGAAAAAGTAAAATATCAATAATGCAAATATTAACCTTAGAAGATAAAGTTTTTTATCTCAACGAACTACCGGAAGAAATAGACGACGATTTACGATTTGCAGTCTTTGATAATTCTAATAATTCAGATCCAGATCACTTTTTTGTACCTTTGATCTTTTTAGAGAGTTTTACAGGACCGGCAGTGGTATTAAAGATTGGTCCGCATGAACTAACCATGCCATTGGATTGGTGCACCATTGTAGGAGACCCAGAAGGTCCGGACATGGAAGTATTGCCATTAACTAGTCTTAATGATCGTGGATTTCGAACATTCTGTTTTAATCCGTTAAGCAGTTTTCGTCCGGAGTTTCATGACATTGATATTATTGATGTTTATCAAGATGTCAAATGGTATTTTCCCAAAATGCGTCCAGGACAATTATTATGCACACCTCTACATTCGGGACCTAAACCCTTATGTGCATACTTTGTTAAAGAAGTTAGCCGGCAAAGTGAATTGATAGATTATACCAAGGCATGGTAATATGACCAAGATATTTGAAAGTCCCGACAAAGGTGAAACAGTTTATGCTAGAAAAGAAGGTTCTAGTCAGCGTGAACTGCATTTGGAAAGTGACAAGGTCCGAAACCTGCATGACGCTATAATGGAAAGTCAGTTATGGGGAAATATTCACCGTGCTGCTCTCACCAATCGGGCTTTACAAATAGCATTGGAACGTGTTAAAGTAATATACGCACTAACAGATCACTACAAGGAAAGATATGGCAACCGCAAAAACAAAGGCTAAAGTCAAGACTAAATCGCCGGCTGCTGAAAAGGCAAAACAGGCTATCATAGGTGCAGTGGACATGAAAGATTATAACTTTTATGACAATCTTTCCACATCTGAGGAACGCAATGAATTTAGTCCGTTCTTATTGATGCGTTTCACTTCAAGTGCCCAAGGCGACTTTGATACACAAGAATGGTATCTTGACAGAACTAACGAATTGGTTAATAAAAATTATTCAGATATCAGTAAAAATCATAAGGCATTGCAGTGGAAATTATATGCTGCTGTAGGCGGTGGTGCTAAATGTTTTCATCAATATCTAGCAGCAGGGAAGAAAGGCAAGGCTAATAAAATTGAAAAGTTATTGTGTGAGTTACATCCTGCAACAAAATTAGAAGAAATTAAATTAATGGCATCTCTAATGGACCAAGCAGACATTACAGAATTATTTGACAAAATGGGCTTTGATAAACAACAAAGAAAAGATTACGAATGATAGCATTGGTAGATCAACCTTACAAGTGTGTGCATTGCAATAAGAGTTTTATGAAAGATAAGACTCTAGTTGCTCACATGTGCGAACGCAAACGGCGTGCTCTACAACAAGATGAAAAACGTGTTCAGGCCGGATATTTGGCATTTAATAGATTCTGGCAGTTGACACAGAACGCCAAGAAACAAAAAACTTATGATGAGTTTGCTGACAGCAGTTATTACAATGCCTTTGTAAAGTTTGGCAGTTTTGTTAACAATATCAAACCATTATATCCAACAAAGTTTATAGACTATGTGATCAAAAGTGGTATTAAATTAGATCACTGGTGTCGCGATGATCTCTATGAGAAATATCTGTTTGAGATGCTTAAAACTGAGCCAGTTGAAAGTGCAGTGCAGCGCAGTTTGAAAACAATGATGGAATGGGCTGACGAGCACAATGCAAATTTTGAACATTACTTTAACTATGTCAGCCTTAACAAGGCAGTGCATGATATATTAAATGGTGCAATATCTCCCTGGGTAGTATTAAACAGCCCAACTGGCAAGGCCATGTTGAGTAACATGAATGATGAACAATTGAATATCATTGCCCCTGCATTGGACATACCATTCTGGGTCAAGAGATTTAGAGAGTTACCTGCAGACGTTGCATTAGTTCAAGAAATTTGCGGTGAAGTTGGAATTAAGTAAATGACAGTTGAAGTTAAGGCACTTGGCGATGCTAATTCAACAATGGAAAAAGTGAGAGAACTTAGACAAGCAAATCTAGTACAAGGTATTGATTTTGATTTTGCCTACAATCGAGCAAGTTGGACCACCGAGGACGGAGTTACTCCAAAACATGCTGTGTTTAAATTCTATACTGAAAAATACGCAACATTTTATATATTGAAATGGTCATAATGGAATTTAAAACTAGTGATTATCACCAAGTAGAGGCCTGGTGTATGCGATACATTGGTCCTCGAATGTATTACTTACATAATCGTATAGGTGGGCAAGGATGGACTATTAAACGTGCCACACTGGGTGGTCCTGCTACAATAGCTATAGAAGATAAACATCATGCCTTAATGGCTATGTTAAAATTTGGAAAATAATAATGGACGACAACTTAAAAAGTTTTATACAGGATCATCGTATCAACGTGCTTGATACTAATAAACGTGCTTATAGACACACTCGTATGAATACAAGATTTTTTCAGTATTCTCAAGATTATAATATGATGACTGCAACAGAATCATTGCAATACGAGACTGAACGATTATATACTGTAGAAATTTCTGAAGGTGAACTTACTCGCATTGCAGACTTTGAAGCTAAAGTGTTTAATAATATGCGAGATCACGGTCACTATAATATGTTTGAAACCCTTATGAAACAAAAGGAACAAGAGCGAACGCTGCGCGACAAGTATCAAGCAGTGAAGAAAGCCTACGAACATTATAGCCTGATGTTGAAATTGGCAGAGAGTGGAGAAATGTAATGCCAGATATTGACATTGACTTTTTAGATAGAACGCAGGCACTGGATACTATCCAGCATATTCCTGCGGCTATTCAAGATAGTAATGGCAATTTTAAAAAGCACAATACTGGAGTATACTGTCAGGCCATTCCCTATAATCCATTAACTGATACTGCCAGTATTGATTATAAGACAGCAGATAGTCGCGGATACTTCAAGATAGATTTCTTAAATGTATCAGCATATCAAGGAGTTAGAGATGAAACACATTTGCAAAGCCTTTTAAATACGGAGCCATTATGGGATCTATTGGATCAAGACGAATTTACTTCCATGCTATTTCACGTAAATGGACACGGGAGTATCCTACGGACAATGAAGCCGAGGAGTATTGCTCAATTAGCGGCAGTACTAGCGATGATACGCCCAGCGAAACGATATCTGATCGGGCAAGATTGGAACACCGTGAACAACGAAGTTTGGGTGAAACCAGCCGGAGATGAATACTTCTTCAAAAAGGCACACGCCGTTGCCTATGCTCATGTAATTGTAGTGCAGATGAATCTAATCTGCGAAGGTGTTAGTTACGAATACTCTTAGGAGTTCTAACTAGTTGAATTGATTTACGTTTGATTCTTTTTTCAGCAATTTCGCTGAGATTCACAGTTGGGCCAAATACCACTTCGGCATCTTTGCTATTGAATGTTTTAATAGCATATCTAAATATTTGCATTTCCTTCTTTAGAAAAATGTTTATTGGCATTTTTCTATTGCTTTCCCACCACCAAACTTCCCCCATTTCTAAAAAAATACGTTTTTCATCTGCGGATCGAATAACGGAGATATCGTATATACTGGCTACAAATTCATCAAAGTTGATAATTATACCCACATATTCTATGTCGTTGGACTTGACGCAAGATATAAAGGGATAATTTTCCTGGAACGGTGTGTTAGATGACATTTTTTCAATAAATACTTATATGCAAAATTTACCAATCTATTTATACTCTAACACACTCGATGTAATATTAGATTTGGACCCCAATGTCAGAGGAATCAATCAAGTTATGTATCAACGCGATCTAAAAATCCAAAAAGGTATCAAGAACCAAGTTCGCGTTCAATTCAAGAACAGCGATCAAAAAAGAGTCAGTATTTCAAATACACAGACCTTTGTGTTCTCCATGTTTGATACTGCTACACAACGATTGGTATTAGAAAAGAAATTGCAAGTGCTCGATGAGAATACAACCACACGCGGTCTAGCATTGCTGACCATTACAGAAAATGATACTATAGATTTAACAAGAACCAGCTACCAATACAGCGTTAAATTGCGTGATACTGATGGAACATTTTTACCAACATATACCAATACCTATTACGGCCAAGCCGGTACACTATTTTTAAGCAATGATGTTGAACCCGTGTTACAACCTAGCCAAGAAGTTGTTTCTTTCTTAAAAAACTACAATGCAGCCACTTATAAGTATGAGCACAAGAGTGGAAATATCTACGCTTACCCAGAGTATAATGGCAATACAGCATTGCATACCATGGCCATGTATATGACTCGGTTCCGTGGTAAAGTTTATATACAAGCATCTTTGGACAATACTCCGGCAAGTTTTGGCAGATATGTCACAGTGGCCACTAGGACTTATACTGGTTTTACTGGGGTTGATTATGTAAACTTCAATGGTGTATTTTCCTATGTCAGGATCATGTATGTACCTGACACAGCACCGGCAGAGTCGAACAATGACAATGCCAATTTCTTCGGATCATTTGACAAAGCTCTTTACAGGTGCTAAACTATATGAATGAACGAAATCCAAGACGCCTTACAGGCGCTGTTGCCATCTAAAAGAAAAACAACTCCTAGCGGCTGGACAAGTTTCAACGGAGTATGCTGTCATCATAGGGGCGAAAAGCCCGACGACAGACAACGTGGCGGTGTAATGACTACCCCAACAGGCGGCTTTACTTATCATTGCTTCAACTGCGGATTTAAGGCAGGTTGGAGTCCAGGTAAGTTATTAAGCAACAATACCAAATCATTATTCCGCTGGCTAGGTATGAGTGACTCAGATATAAGTCGACTTGGTTTATTGGTACTCAAACTCAAAGACGATCAACCTGTGACTAAACGGGCCATGACATTTGAACTCAAAGAAGTAGCATTGCCTGAAGATTGCTTACCCATTGATACCTGGATAGCTGAAGGTTGTCAAGATCCAGATCTACTGGCTGTAATTGATTATGTTGTTTCGGACGGTAAATTAGACCGTAAGATGAAATGGGATTGGTACAACTGGCATTGGAGTGCTGCTAACGGATATAGAGATCGAGTCATACTGCCATTCTATCACGATAGCAAGATAGTAGGTTATACTGGCCGCAAGATAAAGCCGGGCAAGCCCAAATATCTAACTGATGCACAACCGGGCTATGTGTTTAACCTAGATGCACAGACATATGACAGAACTTGTGTTATAGTAGTTGAAGGACAGTTTGACGCCATAGCCATAGATGGTGTGGCTATCATGCACAATGAACCTAATGAAACACAATGCGCTAGAATTAAAGCCTTGGGCCGAGAAGTTATTGTAGTGCCTGATAAGGATCAACCTGGTGCTAAACTGGTCAAGGCAGCAATAGATAATGACTGGAGTGCAAGCCTGCCACCTTGGGAAGATGACGTCAAGGATGTAGCAGATGCAATAAAACGATACGGCAGACTATATGTGCTAACTACCATTCTACATTATAAAGTTAGTGGTGAAATAAAATTAAACCTATTGAAGAAACGATTAGAAGGAATAACGGATGAGTAAAAAAGAAAATAAACCAAAACCAAATTACAGCTTTGAGATACAAAAATTATACATAGAGATGTTTTTATCTGATGCAGAAACATTTGTACGCTGTCAAAACATTTTTGATCATTTGAACTTTGATCAGAGACTACAATCCACTGCTGAATTTATCAACCGGTATGTTGACGAATACAAGGTCATGCCTGAAGCAAATATTGTCAATGCAAACTGCAAGATGGACTTCGACCCTGCTCCACTGCCTAGGGAAAACTATGAATGGCTCATGGACGAGTTTGAAAACTTTAGTCGCCACAAAGGGCTTGAACGTGCAATTATTGAATCCAGCGATCTGCTTGAAGCAGGTGACTATGGTCCAGTTGAGAAACTGATCAAGGATGCTATTCAGATCAGTTTGAACAAGGACATGGGTACTGATTACTTTGAAGATCCACGTGCTCGACTCAGTGCGCTGAAAGATGGTAATGGACAGATCGGCACCGGCTGGCCCAGCATTGATAAGAAATTGTATGGTGGATTTAACCGCGGTGAGTTGAACATTTTTTGTGCAGGATCCGGTGGTGGCAAGAGCCTGTTCTTGGCCAATTTGGGTGTGAACTGGGCACAGCAGGGATTGAATGTTTTATACTTGACATTTGAGTTGAGTGAGCGATTAGTGGCCATGCGACTGGATAGTATGACCACAGGTATCCCAACTCGTGAGATTTTTAAGAACATTGACGATGTGGAATTAAAGGTCAAAATGCTGGGTAAAAAGTCAGGAAGTGTGCAAATTAAGTATATGCCCAGTGGTAAAAATTGTAACGATATTCGCGCCTATTTGAAGGAATATCAGGTGAAAAAAGGCGTAAAACCCGACGTTTTATTAATAGATTACCTGGATTTGATGATGCCTTTAAGCATCAAGGTCAGTGCTAGTGATCTGTTTGTTAAAGACAAATATGTGTCAGAAGAGATACGAAATCTAGCCATGGAAACCCAATGTGTAACTGTTACAGCCAGTCAGTTGAACCGTAGTGCAGTTGAAGAAATTGAGTTTGATCACAGTCATATTTCAGGTGGTTTGAGCAAGATTATGACAGCAGATAATGTCATTGGTATCTTTACAAGCCGTGCTATGAAGGAACGTGGACGCTATCAAATCCAGTTTATGAAGACACGTTCGAGCTCGGGTGTGGGACAAAAATGCGACCTAGAGTTCAATGTAGATACTCTACGCATCACCGACATTGACGAAGAAACTGAACCCAGCTTTAATCAACAACGAGCACAGGGCGGCAGTTCCATGCTGAACAATTTTAAACGAACCAGTGTTGTTAGTACTGCTACTGATAGCAGTGAATCAAGCAAAGGAAGTTGGGAACGACCTACTCCCAAAGAAGGATGGAGCCTAGAAAAGCCTCAGATAAAAACAGGTGGCGGCGCAATGATTAGAAATATGTTAAGCTCATTAAATCCAGAAAAAGACTAATAAAATGACTGATGAAATTATCAAACCAACACTGGATTACATGATCAATGTCAATACCGGTATTTATGAAGAAGTAAAAAACTTGAGACATGTTTACTTGGATACTGTTGTAAAACAGGAACAGGCAAATCATATTAACCCATTAAACCATAGAGGGCAAAAATGTTTTAGTCAAACCAATGAAGACGGAATCACCTTGGAAATTCTGCGTAGAATTGACAGCCAAGCAAATGGCACCTATTTGGAATTTGGTCCCGGCGATGGTATGGAAAATAACACTCTAATCTTGGCAGCACTGGGCTGGCGGGGCTCTTGGGTAGGTGGACAAGATCTTGCTTGGAACTATCAACTAAACAATAAAATGCTGTTCCAGAAAGAATGGATCAGTTTGGATACTATTGCACTTTGTATTGCAAGGGCAAGATCTTATCTAGGTCAATCAAATATTGATGTTGTATCGCTAGACCTAGATGGTAATGACATTTACTTTGCTGAAGCTATTCTCAGAGAACAACTTAGACCCAAGTTGTTTATAGTAGAATACAATGGGAAGTTTCCACCACCTGTGGAATTCCAAATAGATTATAACCCCAACCATAATTGGAACGGTACTGATTACTTTGGAGCATCACTAACCAGCTTTGTAAAACTGTTTGATCAGTACGGTTATCGGTTGGTCTGTTGTAATTCACATACTGGTGCCAATGCATTCTTTATAAATCGTGGATATGATCATGCATTCCAAGATGTGCCACATGATATCAACAATATCTATGTCAGTCCCAGGTACCACAGCTACCATGTGGGCCATAGACAATCCTTTGAAGTAGTTGAGAAATTATTTAGAGATTGATCAAGCGAACCAAGAGTCTACTTGGTATTGAGCACAGTCATCTAGGGTATTGACCCACTGTTGGTGCCCATCATATCCAAAGATATTTTCAGCAGTGGACTCTACAGTTTCCCATCTATGCGTGGACGTTGCGTTGGTAGCAGCACGTAGCTGACGATCCAAACTGCCATTGGCCCACATACGATAGCCAGCGCAGGCCCTGTAGTATTCTGGGCCTTGTCCGCGATTTAATGCAGCTATTACACTGACGTCATTGGTTAGGGATATTTCGTCATTGATACGAATTGTGGTTAGACCCGACCAATCGGGACTGTGTATAACGTGTATCTTGTTGCCGTCAGTTTCTCCACCATACCAAAGTGGATCATTTCCTGGCCACCAAAGCCCTAGGTTCTTGGCCACATCCTGTAGACTTAGATTTTCAATTACACTATTGATCTGTAATCCTATGGAAATATCAGCAGTATGCGATATCATTAATATCACTGATTCTTGCAGATCGTCGTCAGGGTTGCTGGGATGAGCAGCAAGCAATTGTCCGTGATATTTTTTCTTTGTCATAATATGGATATTTACCGGTATAAATATTGTATTATGAATTTTAACGAGTTTTCTAAACCCATTGAGTATCACACTGTGTTGAATCCCAAGATATGGGATCACAACCAAATGAAAGGGTCTGTTAGAGGTGCGCTGTTACGTATTGCACAGGACTTTCAAAAGTTCATTGGCGTGCCTTTTACTGTATTGGATATAGTCATAGCCGGTGGCAATGCCAATTATAACTATACCAGTCACAGCGACATAGATCTACACTTGATTGCAGACTACAGTAAAGTTGTCTGTGATCGTGAAGTTTCTGAACTTTTTGATGCAAAAAGACTGCTGTACAAGCGAGATTATGACATAAAGATACATGGAATCCCCGTGGAACTTTATGTAGAGGATCATAGACAACCTGCTGTAAGCAGCAGCTACAGTATTGTAAAACAGGAATGGATCAACGAACCCAACCCGGATATACCCAAATATGATCGTGACGAAGTTGAACGCATGGTTGGTATATGGACCACTATTCTACAACATGCAGTCAAAACAGGGGATTTACATACAGCTAGAAATAGTGTACAATTGTTACGCAAGTATAGACAAATGGGCCTGGATACCAATTTGGGTGAATTCAGTAATGCCAATCTAGTGTACAAGAGTCTACGTAATGCACAGGTGCTGAAAAGCATATTTGTATTGATAGACCGCTTGCATGATCAAGAACTAAGTTTAAAATAAAATATGCCAACAATTAATATAGACATGGACGGCGTAGTAGCCGATTTTTTCACCGGTGCCAGTGTATATCTCAATGCCATAAAGGAAGAGATAGAACAAGCAGATCAAAATGGACAATGGCCCGAAGCTTCATGGAACCGTCTTAGAGATGCTCCACATTGGTTCCGCAACTTGCCTAAAATGCCGCGGGCCGACGAAATGATGGCTCTGGCCCGCCGATTCCGCGATGAACTGGGATGGAATCTACGTATGCTTACTGCTATTCCCAACAAGAATGATCTACCT